TGTTGAAGATCGGGCCGCCGTTATGGGCCAGCGTCCATACCGTATCCAATAACATTTCCAGGGTAATCGCCCCGTGAACGTAGTCTCGGAGAGGTCGGGCGACTGCCGCCCACTTAGGACCCGCATAACCTCCCGAGTGACTGCCCAGCTGGAAACAATCCACCATGTGCTGCGTATACGCCTTGATCCCGATCTTCGGGGGCGACTTCAGGAATTTCTGTACTGCTCCATCCGACCCCGAGCCCTTGATCGACTTCCAGAAAGGCATCGCTCCGGTCGGATCACAGGCATTCAACATCTTGCCGTTCTCGGTGACGTGCCGAGTCTCTCTCGTACAAATCAGGAGCACATAGAAGAAGCAGCGCAGGCCGATATCGGCCATCGCCTCGTAATACTTGTCGAGAATGACCTGCTCCAACGGAGCAAGAGGCTGATTGGATGACAGCTTCTGACTCAGTTCCGCCATCGCCGCGTTGAGCAGATAGAAGGTCAAGGCACACTCTTCGGGTTGCGCCAACTGATGCTTCAACGCAGCTTGATAGGCCGTGTACGACTCGGTGAGGTCAGGGACCATCACCTGTTCGAAGTCGATCATGGTGGTGTGGGGTCGTGCCCGGTAATCGGCGAGGGAACAAACGGACATTGTTGAGTTCTCCATGCTTAAAGAGACGATAGCAGATGTTTTAGCGTTTGTCAAATAGAGGAGGGGCTGCCTGGATTTGCACCGGGTACGTGTGGGTTCGATAGCCGCCACGTTTGTTGTTGCAGTGCCACGACCTTCACCGAGCTACCGCCCCAGTTCCGGCCCCAACACTACTCAGGTGGGTACTCACCACCCCAGCCCCCTACGAAAACAGTCTCCGATACCAAGGCGCCCGGTAGCCCTGTAGATGGGCCACCCATTGCACGACAGCAGAAACATCGAGATCGGCCACCCATTGCATCTGCTGCTGGGTCTCCACGGCATGGTTGTGGTACGTCGCGCGGACGTATGAGATCGGATCGATGGGACGATGCTTCATCAATCTCTGATAACCAGCCATAACTTTGGCAAGAGCAGCAAAATACAAACCAGTACGACCGATGCCGCCCATACACCCCACCCAAAGAGGGGCGCCTTGTTGCGCAAGAGTAATTCCACTGTACAGCCCAGCAAGAAGCCGGCCACTATCGGGTACACTGAAATCACGAGTAGGGATCGAAATGACACAGTCTGCATTGATTTCCTCCGCCATCTTGATGCCGTAGTAATGAGACGGCTTCTTGCGATACGGGCCGCCGAGGATGTCAGCTTTGATCGCCCCCAGCCGCAGCGGAAACCGCCCGTTAGCCCCTAATCGAAGTGCATTTTCCGGAGTCCAAAGCCCGGTAGGCTCTGATACTACGTGCGGCTTCTGATACTCGGTCTCGAAAGACCCCACCGGAGCATCAATCTTCATTCGTGTTTCCATGCTGGAATCGTAGCCTTTTACGTTGCGTTTGTCAAATAGAAGAAGCGAAGCGCTCACTGGGCACGTTCTGTAGACGCTCGATCCGCACGTCTTTCGGTGCGTCTATCACTAGCGTGGCGCGGTGCGGACGATCTGACTTCAGAGCGATTACCTTCACCCCCATCAGAATCTCGGTGGGCAGACGGTCGGTCACTTCGAACTGGGCGTTCATCGAGCCTTCGACTTCGAGGATCACGGTAGTCGCAGACTTGATCTGCTTCACGGTGATGAATCGAGCCCCCACCTTGAAGCGCTCCCCAATCAATAACTGTAGACGTAAGCCGGGCACGGTAGCTCTCCTGGTGTGGGGTTGGGTGTTGATGAATCCTTGAATACGGGCCTACAGGGCTCTAGCGTCTGCGGAACCAAGGCTCCGCGACAGCAGTGAGTTTCCACTCTGACCCTCCGGTCATACCCCGTCTCTCGGAGGCCCGCGCGATCAGTCCACGCGCCATGAGAGCGATGAGCAGAGCAGCTGTTTCTTTGCCATTCAGACTGGTGATCCGCGCCACCTCTGCCGTCATGACCACCCGAGGCCAGCTGCGGCCGATGGCGGAGAAGCAACGGTAAATCTTCGTCCCGCGCTGCGGCACCATCACTGCGGAGGCTTTCACCGCTGCAGTGAAGACTAGATTGCCGTTCGGCATCTTGCGCTGGATGTACTTGCGCAAGCCGCAAAGACAGCGTTGCACCAAGTCGTCGTCGAATTGCTCCAACCAAGACTTGCCGCCGCATTTCGGACACGGGATGCGATCTTCGAACAGAGGCGAGACCCCGCCGCAGTGCAATTAATTGCAGCATCGGAGTGTGCCTCACTTGCCGAAGACCTGGAAAGCCATTTGCTCACGAGACACAGGCTTTGTGACAGGCTTCACCTTCTTCCCGGCCTTACGGAGCAGTTCCGCGAAAGCCTCGACATCCACGCCCTGCTGCAGCATCAGTGCCCGCAGCTCCTGGGATGCTTCGTAGTAGCCATCGCAGGCCATCAGCTCGGCCAGTGTCTTCTGCTGCCGATGCACCCGACACTTCAGCCCGCTCACGTTGACCCCGACCACGGTCCAGTGATCAGCAACCGTACAATCAACTTGATTGAAGCGCAGCAAGCCCTTGACCTGCTCCGGCTTCACTTGATGCACCAGGGTCTTCAGACACAATGTCTTCAGCAGTTTAGAATCATCGAACTTATTGACCTGTTCGAAACTGAGAATCCCGCGAAGCTTCGGCCGATTCCCGTCCAAGTGGGCGATATACGAAGCTACCGACATCTCATCCTTCAGACTATTGCAGTCAATGTAGACCTCGCCCTCCAGCGGCAGCTCATCGGACGGGCTGTACTGAAGAGCCACACCCTCCGGTGATCCCCAGTCGATCATCTCGTTGACGAACTCTGGAGTCTTGCCGCCGATCATCGGGACTTTGCCCTTCCACACCCGACCGGTGTTGCCGTCGATCGTGATCTCCTCGCCTTCCACCACCGCCGGACCGTCCGTTCCAATAGCTCCGAAGTATAGGCCCTTGTCAGAAAACAACAGGTTGGTGCAGCCGACCACACAGGCTTTGTCCATGCCCCGCGCGACGACCGCCGCATGGGAAGTGGCGCCTCCAGTGGCGGTCAGAATCCCGACCGACTGTGCCATGCCAGGAAAGTCATCCGGGGTCGTCTCTTTGGTGACGAGGATGCCACCAGGATTCGCCTTCGCCTTCTCTGACGACAGCCACACCTTACCGGTGGCGATCCCCTTCGAGCCCGGCAGGCCGGTCGCTAGAGGAGCATCTTTGAACGACGGATCGATCACCGGCTTGCTGACGGTCAGATACTGCTCTCCGGTCACTCGCTTCAGTGCCTCTGCCTTGGTAATCACATCTTCCGACACCAAGTCGTGGGCGATCCGGAAGGCCGCCAACGCCGAGCGCTTGCCAGCCCGTACCTGAAGGACATACAGCTTCCCGTCCTGCACGGTGAACTCGATGTCCACCATATCCCGGTAGGTCTCCTCCAGCTTCTCAGCCAGATCCTCCAGCTCCACGGCTACCTTGAAGTTCCACTCGTTCAACTTGAGGATCGGCAGCGGCGTGGCAGAACCGGAGACGACTTCTTCGCCCTGCGCGTTCGGCAGGAACTCGCCCATCGCCGGCTTCTCCCCGGTGGACGGGTTACGCGAAAACAGCACCCCTGACCCCGACTGTTCGTTCATATTGCCGAATACCATCGACTGGATGACGACGGCCGTGTACCAGTCGTTCGGGATCTGGTGGATCTTGCGGTACTCGATAGCCCGCTCGCTGTTCCAGGAACTAAACACTGCGGTGATTGCCCCGGTCAGCTGCTCTTCCAACGTCTGCGGGAAGCTCTCTGCGGTCGCCTTGGTGTAGACGATCAGATACTTCTCGATCAGCTTCACCAGATGGGTGACCGACAGCTCAGACTCTTTGGTGGGCTTGCTCGGCTGATCGTACTTGGAGGCCATGACCTCTTTCATGGCGCTGTGGAACCGCTTCGGCTCGATGTTCATCGCGGTCTGGCCGTACATCTGGATCAGTCGGCGGTAGCAGTCCAGGGCAGCTCGCTCACCCAGCTTGTTCTTCCAGTACGACAGGGTTGACTCTGTGATGCCGACATTCAGGATCGTGTCCATCATGCCCGGCATGCTGACCCGCGCCCCGGACCGGACCGAGACCATCGGATGGGCGTCCGTATAGCTGGAAAGGCCCAGCTGTTCTGCGATGAACAACTTCACCTTATCCGCTGCCTGATGTACTAGCACCGACAGGCCGCCATCGCTGCCGTGGGACTCCAGGAACTGCTTGCACCACGTCGTCGGGATCACGATGCCGGGAGGAACGGGAAGGCCAAGGCGGGCCATCTCTACGAGACCCGCACCCTTACCCCCCAAGAGAGTCTTGTCGATCTGGCCTTCGGTCGTGTTGGTCTTGGAAAAGACCCAGATCTGATTGTCTGTCACTTCGGTCTCCATGCTATTGAACTTCTATTTAGAGACGATACGCTAAACCCTAGCGTTTGTCAAATTCACACCTGCGGCCAGTCGGTGTAGCTCGTCCTCTGCTGATACCCCAGGCTGATCATCAACTGATCAACCTTCTCGAACAGCTGATCCCGCGTGCCGTCGTTCGTCAGGACGGTATCGTTTTCAGTTAAGGTCACGCCCTGATCACTGACATGAGCGCTACCGGTGGTGCCCGGCCGGCGAACTTCGATCAGCACCCCGCCATACTTGCGGATCATCGCCACTTCGTTCTCAAAACGAACGTCTGTGATGGCGATATTCTTATAATTCAGATCCTGCATCTCGACTTCCAGCCGCTTCACCCAAAAATCGGGGTCGAAAGACCGCAGACCTTCCGTTCCGAACCACTGCAGGAAGCGGCGCGTACTGAATCCCCACTCCGGCAGGATCGCTTCCCGATCGAAGCCTACCCCATTCATCTCTCCCACCGAGCGGTTGAGCAGAATGGCGGCGGCATCTTTCAGTGGCGCGGCAAAAGCCATTCGCGCGAAGTTGAAATTCGTCATCATGTGCAAGCCGACCGTGTCTTTTCCCGACCTCGGCAAGCCTGTGAGCCCGATAATCTGCATACAACCGCCCCGTGTGTGGTGTTGGGTATTGATGAGAGTGACGTTACGCGCCTACAGCGGTCTTTTCGAAGCGACCTGCCCAGAGCGCATGGGTCTGCGGGAAGGTCTGCTTGATGAGTTCGGCCACCTGCCCCGCGAATTGCTGAATCTCCCACTGGGCATTCGGATCACAGCGCAGGGTCATGAAGGCCAACCAGTTGCGCAGGTTCGCGGACGCTCGCATCTTACTGTACTGGAAGACGGGGAGCACCCCGCGCGCCAATTCTTTTGCCCACCCCAGCTCCAGCAGGTCCTCATAGGTCTGCCGGGCCGACCGACACTGCGCCTCGATCCGAGAAATCCCGAGCTGAGCCCGATCCTCGCGCATCTCCAAGGCATCTCTGACGCCTGCAGCCTGCTTGTTGGTCGTTGCGACCTTCACCATCATCGCCCGTTCTACAGTCGGAATGTAGAACAGGTCGGGCAGCGGTGCATACCGAGCAGACATCTCATTGTAGGACTGGGTACGGTGGCGGTGCCACTCCCGAAAGACCGCGATAGGCGCCTGGACTTCGACCACCATCCCCGCGAATTCGAATGGGGTGTCGTGGCGGCGGTTGTAGAGAGAGGCCAGCAGCTTGGCGTCACTCTCCCAGCCTTTGAACGACCCGTGCGTGGACTGTCGCGCGGCTTCTATGATGCCTACTTCGTAATCGGAGGCGAGACGCCCAGACTCCCCCACCTTCCCAACTTTCCCCGTCCCCCAGGCTTCGATGAACTCGACAAAGCCGTGGTCCAGCACCTTAATCTGCGACATTCGGGTCTTCTCCTGCGTACAAGGCGTGAATCAGTTTCTTATGGCGGCGGTAAGACGGAGAGACCACGTAAGACTTCCCCGTAGCTTCCAGTGCGGCAACTTGCTGACTGACCACTCCGGGTAATCTGAGTTCAGACAAGAGATCGAGCTGCCAGCAATTCGTAACATACTCTAAATACTGCGTGCCCTCAAGATTCATGCACTCCATGTTATCGACCAGAAAATAACTGGCGAGGGCAGGCTCCAAATCTGACTTCAGCAGAAAATCTGCCCCCGCCACACTGAAATACAGCACCCGGCGCTTCACTTCCAAGAGCAGCTTGATGTCGGGCTGGAACCACTGCCCGCTCTTGATCTGCTGATGAACCACCACCCCCGCCGACATGACCTGCTTCTGCCACGTCTCCTCCCCCCATTCTGGAGGAGCGAAGTCTTCCAGCGTCACGATCAGAAAATGGAGCACGAGAGCATCCACCTGCTCTCGAAGATCCCGAAGAATCGTCTCCCCCATCTTCAGGACACTGAGCGCTCTACGTCGCTCAAGCCGATACTTGCGGATTTTCAATCAACCTCCCATTGCGATAGAGCTTCGTGATCTTGATCGGACGGTGGTGATCTGCTGCCCACCGCGCCTCTGTGGCCCGTGTTTCTTTTCGGTGGGCTGAACACAGCAGCATCCAATAGATATCGTCAGAAACGCAGCCGCAGTCCTCTTCCTTCACCGTACGAGCCGCAACCGACGCTGAAAGAGCGCCTCCTCCTCAGTGAAATTAATTTCAACGGGCTTCTCCGGCTCTACCTTCTTCGGTGCCCGCAGCGCTTCTGTCTTCTGCCGCCGTTCGATCTGTTTCAGAGCCGCTGACTTCGGCGCAAGCCGCTTCACTGGCTTGTCCGTCAGAAACCCCTGGCGGGGCACATGCTTGGGCTTCGGCAGGTGGTCGTACATAGCATCCTCTCAGTGAACAGAACTGACTGGAATGGCGGGAATCGTCTCGGGCTCCTGCATCCCTGGATTCTTGCTTTCGTCTATCGGCTCCAGCTTCAGCTCTTTATAACCCCCGTGCTCACACATCTCCTTCGCGGCGGGGCCTTCCGGTCCATCCAGAACTGTGGCTCCGTCCTTCTCATAGGTCCACGCCGCCTTCATGTGGAAGCCGTGCGTCAAGCACGGCACCTTCTGGAATCCCACAAAATAGCGGTCCTTCTTGTGGCTGGTGGACGAGTACCAGAGAATCCAGCTCTGGACTTTTGGCTGTGGTGCATCAGTCATCACTTTCTCTCCTGCATTCTGTTCAGCTTCTGTACATCATCCTTGAGGGCCTCGATCAGTTCTTCCCAAACGGACTCTACGTAATGCTCCGCCGCTTGGATTGACGCATCACTGCTAATCCTTCTGTCATCTTTCAGTTGATACAGAGTCTCCACGCTGACACTCAGTCTTGACCACAGGCTAGCGATCGACTCAGCGGATCGGAGCATAATCCACTCCGTGCGTGTCGAGCAACCGATCACATAAGGCATCGTGCCCCCCCTCCGGAATCTTCAACAGAAGACGCTTCTCGGGGGATCGAGACTTCTCCATCTCTACCAGCACATGCAAATATACGAGATCGGCTTCAGTCAGCTTGATCATCCTACTGTCCCGAAATTGATGGCCTCACACAATTGATCTATCTCCCCCGAATCCAGCGGTTCGTGATCCTGGAAATGCTCAGGCATCAAAGACTGAGCTTCCATCACTTCGTCCGAATTCTGTCGGATACGGTCCTGCCAATAGCGCAGCGCCGCCAGTAGGGTAGCCGTCTCCTCTCCTGTGGTTGTCCTAACCGGAGCTTCCTTCGCTGCCTTGGCTGCCTTGTCGTGCAACTCTTGGAGATTCTTGAGCGACTTCTCCGCCCCATCGGTGTCAATGTACCCGGAGAGACAAGCAATCTGCCGGAAGGTCTCTCGAATGTTCATTGTGTCACCTGCGTGAGGGTCAACTTCTCTGCGCCCCACGGCAGCCCGTAATGTTTGGCGCAGGTGGGACCGTATCCTACCCCCAGCGACTTCGGGTCGGTGAGAGCAGTCTGACAGAAGCAGCAGTTGCTCGACAGCTTGCCGTACTTGGCGGCTACTCCTGCCGGGTCCGCTGCGAACTGCTTCAGGAAGTCCACCACCCCATCCGTATAGAAGTGGTCGGGGGTGAAGTTCTTGGCCGTCTCGAAACTGCCATCCTGGGTGATTCGTCCCGCCCAGTTACCGTTCACTGTCACCGCCAAGGCACCCGGAACCTTGGCTTTCTCGCCCTGAATCCACATCTTGATGGCCGTGCCCGTCTCCAGGGTCACGACAATCTTGGGGAACTTCAGATGAGACTTGGCCTTCTCGAAAAGAAGGTGGATGCCCTGCATCCCGCCGACATGAGTCTTGCCCAGTTCCGATACCCCCATCGCCTTCTGCAGGAGACGGTAGACGTGCGGCTCCTGCTTCGGGGTGAGGTAGCCGCGCTTCTTGTAGCCGTACTGCCCATTGATGAGAGAGTCGGCAAACTCCCGATCGGAGTTCTGCAGCTGAGAAAGCAGGGCTTCCAGATCCGCCACAGCGGCTGGGAGGGTCATTGAGAGTTGGTTCATCGTCTGGGTCTCCATGCTATACGGAAGACGATACGCTAGTGGTTTGCGTTTGTCAAGTGGGCACGTTTCGATGAGAGCACGATATGCAGGACTTCCCCCGGCTTGCTCTCTTTCACGTAGGTTCGTCGCCCGTCTAACGTTTGGATCACCCGCACCTGCGATCGATTTCGAGCTTGTTTCTTGTCCATGGCGAGACGATAACCTTAGTTATAGCGTTTGTCAAAAAGATCCCAGCTATAACGAAAAAAAGCCCGGAATGTTTCCAGTCCGGGCTTAAAAAGGGCTTACGCCCGCCTCGCAGTGAGTCAGAAATCAGAAGTATGCCTTCACCGTGATCGTGTCCGTCGCAGCGAAATTGTTGGTGCCGTTGTTCTTCAGCGTCAGCCGACGGAAATCCGCCGAGAAGGACACCGTCGAACCTACCGTTGCTGGAGCGTCCGTTGTAGTCGTGGACGCCAACACCTGATAGTTCTTCACCGGGTAGGGGAAGGCGAAGTCCATCAGTCCCGCCGTCACTTCCGCCGCCGTGGGCACTCGCGTCTCGGCCGTGGTCTTCACCTCGCCAATCTGCGTTCCCGGCGTCAGTGATGCCGTGGCAAATGTCCCGTTCGTGACCACTTCCGTGAAGGTCAGAGTCGTGTTGCCGGCATTGTTGCCCTGCGCCGCACGATGGAAGAACAGCCGAGTGTTGGTCGCATCGTACTCCCAGTCGAAGCCGAAGGCCCGCGCCGACAGCGACTGCTGGATACCGTAACCCTGACCACCGTTCCACTTCGGATTGAAGCCATCGACCGCCGGCATGAATGCCGCAATCTGCGGTCCTGACGTGGCGAGCGCCAGCGCCGTCACCGGTACGACGAAGTCGTACGGCAGGTTGACGTTGGTGTAGTTCGCCGGGGTCAGGACTGCGGCTGCACTGGCATGAGCTGCCACAGTTGAGCCGCCGTAACCGCGCAGCACATCGACGGTGTTCACATCCTGCACTCGCAGGACACGGAAGAACTCGGTTCCCACGCCAAACACCGACCCCTGCACCATTCCATGGGCAGTGATGGTAACGCCGCGCTGAACCCCTGCATTGGTGGTATTCAGGCTGGCATCCCCGAGGGTCAGAGCAGACGCCCCCAGGAGCTTGACGACGAACTTCGCCGCATAGCTACTGGTGGTATCGGTGTTGAACTCGTAGTGCGCGCGACCGGTCCAGGAACCCTGGTCGATCGTGAAAGTGTCGCCATCGACGAACGCCCCGGTCATCACCAGGGCATTGAATTCATCGGCTCCGGCAGACGCCTGGGCCAGCGAAAGCAGCGCAGCGCCCTTGATGGTCTGGTTCGTGAGCTGCTTGAAAGTCTTGAAACTCATGCTGTTACTCCTCGTTCAGGTTGCGGGTTGCAATCCCGATCAGTGGAGGTCATCCTGCAGCCTCCAAAGTGGCCGTGCAAATGCAATTAATTGCATTCCTGGACTTCGCCCCGCCAGAAGATAATGGCGTACTGCCGCCAGCAGGCGCACAGTATTTGCCGCTCCCATGGCGTCTCCTTGGGGATAGACACCCCCTTCGCCGTGCAGTAAATCCAGCGAAATCCTAGAAACGGTACCCAGCCCATGCTGACCCCCCAGATCACATCCGATCGAGCATCCCCGCAATATCGCCTGCTTCTTTCATTCTCTCACGCTCGCGATCCATCAACGCCTGGAATTGGCCCGACATTTTCACAATCGGCACCTCATGCAGCTGCCAAATCTCTCGCCGCATCGTCAAACCATAAACACACCCCGCCATCGCATCCGATACGTCCTTCGATTTGGTAGGAGGATGGTCGATCTTCATCATCTTCTGGTCCATCTCCAACGCCACCAACTCTTGTTCGCAAAATTCCTGTGGGGGAGCAGAGACTCGATGATCGTAACAAGCACTCTTCAACATCTCATAGGGAAGTGTCGAAGTATCCATCGATACTTCCCCGGTGACGAACCCCTGCTGCCGCAGAATCTGCTGCATATCCGTGGACTGATAACTATCAAAAGACACCCACTTGATGTTCAACCCCTTCTGCTTCAACAAGTAGAGCAAGCTGCGGATCTTGTAATACAGAATCTCCCCACCCGAGGGCGGAATCACCCGTAGTAAGAAATCGAATCGAAGCTGGGGCATCATCTCAAAATCATCTTCTCCGTCCCCGCGCGCAATCGCCGAGAACCCCGGCACACAGGCACACGCCACCCCGGTCGCATCCTTACGGATCGACAAGTCGATATGAACCCAGCGCGGCAATTCTGGTTTGAAGAACTTCTTCGGCAGCACCAACAAAGGGGGGCTGAGGAAATCCGTCTCGATCTCCGACAGCACCGAATCATGTTGGTCGAACATGTCCGCCACATCTTCCCGGTTGGTGAAGAAGGGGAATAACGCCAACGTACTGCGCCCCGCGATATCCCGTAGCGCGTTCATGATGTCGCGCTTGAACTCGGTCATGTACTCGACCGGGACATCGATCACCAACGGCTTACCTCGGGAATCGAGCGGATTTTCTACGATCACCGCATCATCCAGCTCCAAAATACGAGGCTTGCGACTTGCATCTCCCACAAAAACCTTGAACCACTTGCCCGAAAAGCGATCTTCGGGCAGGACTTCCCAGGTCACTCGATCGTAGACATAGATGGTCGTCTTGCCATTCTCTCGAATCTCCGTCTCCGCCTCTTCTTCTTTCTGATCAGTAAATTGCCCCGGATAGCGCTTCGACGACACGATGCAGAACAACCCCGGCACCCGACCTTGCTTCATGAATCGACTTTTACGACGACGAGCCAGGGCGTTGTACAACTCGATGGCTTGGTTGTATTCCGTCCGGTCCAACGACTTCTTCGATTTCTCTACCACCTCCATGAAATTCACTTCATCCATCATACCGCCGAAGACGTTTTGACCGATCGCGCCGGTACTTTCACCGCTGATGGGCTTCACAATGATTCGATTTTGAAATCGACATTCCGACGCAAAGTTCTTATCGAAAGGGAATTCGTTCTGGAAATACTTACAGCCTTCCAGCGTGGCTCTAAATCGAGCGAAGTCCACATCTTTCGCCAACGTCTTATTCAACGACTGGAACACGAACAGAATCTCGGATGCGGACTCCAATCCAAACTGCCGTTGCGGGGTCTTATAGGCAGACAGGCAGTACAGCTGATATGCCGTACTCCAGATGGCAAGAGTTGTCTTGGCCGTCCCGATGGCCCCTGTCAGGAGCACTTCGACGTAGTCCCCGCAGTTCATCTCCAGGAATTCGGGATACAGCTTTGGATAGACTTCCTCCCCTTTATTGAGGAAGCGTTCCCCGATGAGGAATTCAGTCGGTCCCACAGGGATGAACTTCAGAGGGGATTCAGCATCCGCATCGAGCAATTTTGTCGCCGTCGAATACAGCAGGACCCCCAACCCTTCCGGATCGGTCCGATAATCCGCAAATACTTCCCCCCAAAAAACCTCGCCCTTAGCTTGGACGATGATCTGTTGGCAGATACTCAATTGCAGGGGCGTGAGCGCGTAGCTGCCGAGCACGGACTAACCTTTGTTCGACTTCTTCGATGTACGACTGAGCTTGATCCGACAGAACTTGAGCGTCAGCCTCTGCCACCACATAAGCAAATGCTGTTCGGGTGCCGTCCGCATTAACCACCTCACCTTTGACACCCCTCTGGGCAACTCGCAGTTTACCGGTTTGCATCAGAACGTGCGCCAAATCCGACTGTATCTTCCGTAACCCCTCGATCGCACCGTCGATCTCCTTCGAAGAAATCAGCAACGGCGTCTTGGCTTCCTGCTCGATCAACCGCAACACGCGGGTCTTCTGCAGTTCCATCAGATCCCGCATCTCTTCTAGGATATCCAAATCCTGATACAGGATTACTTTGGCCTTCTCAGCAGCCGCCTTACCCGCCACCGCTTCGTAGACGACTGCCAGCTTCGGCGTGACGTTCACATTGCGATAGCGTGCCAGCTGCCGGGCAAGCGTCTTACGCTGAATCTCGGGAAACAGTCCCCAAATCTTCTGGATCAAATCCGCCAGGGAGTGCGACGGCTCCCCCATCGCCATGCGCCCCTCTAAAGCTGCCAGTTTCTCTGGCCCGAGGTCGCGCAGTCGATCATAGGCGTGTCCGTATCCAGGTTTCTGTTCGGTCATTTGTTCAGCGGATCTTCAAGCGGCAGCTTGCCGGTGGGCAACAAGTCCAAATGCGGGGGCAGCTGACTGATCTGCGCCTGCAAAGCCTTATCCAAGGCCGCATTTTTTAGCACAAACGCTAAAACCGCGTCCAGCGTCAAATGGTGGGTGTGACACAGTTCACCCAATGCATACAGATGCTTCAGATCAGAGAGTTGGCACCGTACCCAGACGGACTCCTTTCCCTGGTAATCGAACACCATATAATGGTGCTTCAGAGTCGAGCCGTACTGCGTGAACAGCTGGTTCAGCAGCTTCGACAGATCCTTGATCGACTTGATCTCCTTCTCCGCATCCTCAAACGCCTTCTTCTGCGCCGGGTTGAGCTGCTTTTTGACCTGTGCAATTAATTTCAACAGAGCCTCGGTCTCCGAGAATCCCATCATTTCCGCTAATACATCGTCGGTGTACTTCTTGTTCAGCGACTCGATCATCTTGACGAACTTCTTCGGCGACAGCTTCCCCTTGATGATGTTGTTGCGCACCATCTGCGCTTTTTCCAAGTCATCATCGATATCGCCCAGCCGAATCCGGCTCGGGACTACCGAGAATCCCAGCTGTCTCGCCGCCTCCCAACGATGATGGCCCGCGATGATCCGATACTTCCCGCCTCCGAGAGGTCGAACAATCAGACGGTCACTGAACCCATCTTTCTGGATCGACTTCACCAGATTGTTGAACGCCCGATCCGGCATCTCGTTCGGATTGTGCTCATTGGGAATCAGATCCCCGATCGGGATGTCTTTATCTTCGTATTCAGGCGTCATGAATCACAGCCCCACATCATATCTACCAACCCATCACACTCCGGCCTACCCTGCAACCGGCTCCTAATCCTCAAGTCCGCCACGTGAATGTCTGACTCCATCCGATCACTCAACCTCTGAACCTCCAGGTCAAAATCAGCGCTGGGCACCCGCTTCACCAGCACATCCCTAAACTTCTCCAGGAACTCCGCCTTGGTCATGCCCCCACCTTCATCATGATGCCGGGTCGGATCGTATCGACGTAGCCCCGCTGGTACATCAGCAACTTCAGGATCTGGATATCGGGCCGCTTCATCAGCGGAGTCTTTTCGAGCGGACGGTCCAGTTTCCCTTCTTCCAACTCGATCATCGACAGGAGGTCTACGTAGGTCTTGCCGCGCTGTTGCGCCGCATCCGCCAGCAA